GTTATATTAAAAGTGATGTAATGGAATTATATATTGTATTATAGGTAATATGGCGGCTGGGGAGGGAACACTTGACAAGTCGGACGAAGTATGGTATAATGCATTTATAAATAAGGTCTACAGTACAAAATGAATGGCTTTGAGACGATAAGGAGGGAGGCAAAATATGAGTGAATATAGATGGAAAGAAAACAAAAACGTGGTTACAATGTACGGGTTGTGGGAGAATCTATCAAATACCCCAAGAAGTTTCTATTGAAAAGTTATACATTATGACCAACTGCCCGACATGCGGGATTACTAAAGCTTTGAATTTAGGCGAACAAAAGGAAGACATCTATTATTTTTATGATGTTAATATGGATAACAGATATTACTAACAGTACAAAATGAATGTCAAAGGAGATTTGAATATGGTATATCAGGGAACTATGGTTAGCGAAAGTATTCTGGTAAATGATCTTAACGAAACTCATTTCATCGAACTCACTAAAGCGGCAGACGTTCCGGTGTTTTATGTAACTTGTTGCTGCGACGAAAATTGGTTTCATGCTTTTTCAATGAGGAATAGTTCGGATTATGAAAGAGTTAAGTATAATATCATGGAAAATGTTTTCGAATCTGATACTATGGAAGAACTGCTTGAGACTCTAAGTGAGATATTTGAAGATGGTTTCTCTGACATTCTAATTGAAGAAGAGTGCAACGGAGATTGCGACCATTGCAAAGAATTGAATTAAGGAGATAAAAGAAACATGGCAAATATTTTTAACTTTACAGGGAAGATTGTCCTAGGTAAGGATAGTGAAAAATTCCATCCTATAGATAAGCAAACATTTAAGAGCGGATGGACAATGACAACGGTAAGATTTAATTGTGTTAGTGGTACCAATAGGGTACTATGTACAGCCCAGGGTGGTAAATGGAGTAAGGATGAAAAGAATACTATTCAGACTCTAAGCAAGTCTACTACTGATGCTAACGGTAAGGTAAGCAAGGGAAAGACAATTACGATTCCGTGGGAAAAGAGATTTGATGCAGAACAGATCGACAAAGTGGCAGGATTTAGAAAATTTACCTGTGATACTGGTGATGTTGCGATGAGGTATAAGGTACAGAACCTTATTACAGCCTTTGAAAAGAATAATGCTACCGATGAGGCCATGGAAGAGATTGGCATTTATAATCTAAATGATGCCAAGGCTGCTCTCGAAAAATCTCTGGCAAAGAAGAAGGTATTTTTGTCTGAATGGGATTTTGCAGAATATGTAGCTAAGGTAGCTGCGTCTGATAAGTTTAAGGATAAGCTGTTCCATATTAGTGGAAATTATGATATTTCTTATAATGCGGATAAGAATAGGTATTATACCAATTATCGTGTAACAAGAGTCATTCTTGCATCAGAGGATTCTGTACCTGAAACGGAGCTTAGGGCTGACCTATTTTTTGATGAGAATGTTTGGGATGATAGTCGCTATGAAGAAACTGGCAGATGTTTTCTGAATGGTTGGACTTCTTATTATGATAATAGTCTGAAGAAAAATGGCTTTATGCCGCTATCCGTAGCGATTAAAGAAAACGATGAAAAGAAGCTTGAGCGTCTAAAGGAAAAGTTTTCCGGTGATGAAAAGATCAAAGAAATCGGTCTAATTCTCAAGGTTATTAATGGTGCCGAAATTGTTGAAGTGACAATGGATATGCTTGATGAAGCAACAAGGGAAGATATTGAGTGTGGATTGCTTGACTTCGAAGATGTTAAGCGTGAACTAGGTGGCCGAGTAGTTGGAGATAGAATTAGTGAGCTCAGATTCACAAAGCTCAATCCTAAGAAAAACGTTCCTCAGGATACTCTATATTCTGCGGATGACATGCATGAAGCTAGAGCTAATATATTTGATAGTGAAGAAGACGATTTATAATAATGAGTTAAAGGAGACTATAAGAGATGGCGGAAAGAAAGTTTGGCATTACTTATAAGATGAGTGAAAAGTTTGAAGATTACTCATATATTATTAATGGTGTTGGCGGTATTGGTAAAACTACACTGGTTTATGAAATTGGTAAGCTAAAGACTGGTAGCAATGAAGGTACATTTATTATTACATGTGGCGGCGAGAATAGACCGAGGCATATTCCTGATGCATTCGGCGATGTAGCACCTGATTTTAAGACTTTTGTTGCAATTGTAAAGGAACTTTGCACTAACAAGGAGGCTTATCCTGATACTAAGTTTGTGGCAATTGATAGTCTTGATGAATATGCAAGAATCGTAGAAGATTATGTAGTGGCTGAGTGGAATGCTACTTGCGAACTTAATGAGAGAGCAAAGAGCATTAAGCAGGCATATAAGGGATATCAGGCTGGAGAAAATAGGGCTACTAACCTTATGATTCAGCAGGTTCTAAAGCTACAGGAGGCTGGATATAGCATTCTAGAGATCGGCCATACTAAGGCAAAGGTTAAGGAAGATACGATTACAAAGGTACAGTTTGAGCAGCTTACTTGTAATCTTGATAATAAGTATTACAATGCACTTAAGGACAAGGTAAATCTAGTAGCAATGTGCTATTTTGAAAATACCATTGAGAATATTGAAGAAAAGAAGAATGCCTTTACAAAGAAGATCGATAAGGTTGGAGAACTTGTTGATCGCAAGAGAGTTATGGTTTTTGCGGACGATGATAATGCAATCGACTGCAAGAGTCACTTTGAGTATATTGTGGCCAAGATCGACTTTAATGCAGAGAATTTTATAAAGGCAGTCGAAGAAGCTATCGCTATGAAGCTGGGAAAGTCCGATGGAGTCGTTCCTAAGAAGCCTAAGGTAGTTGAGCCCGAACCTATTCCTGTAGTAGACGAACTAGAGGATGAAGAGGAAGATGACGAGATTCCCTTCGATATGGATGATGCGCTAGATGAAGAGGTTGAGCTAGAATTTGATTTTGATGCAGTTCGAACCATGATCCGCAATAAGAACAAGGCTGGTACTGCCGAACAGAAGAAGCAAGTTAAGGAACTAATTGCCGCCACTGGTGTAAAGTTGGATCAGATTGAAGATGAAGACGTACTAAAGGAAATTCTGGCAGTATTTGAGTAAGAAATTGAAAGGAGGAGGCGGGAGGCTGTCTCCTCCTTTTTTTATTTATAGACTAGAAAGGAAGGGCATAAATGGCAAAGGTAAAATGTCGTATCTGTGGCAATTCACTAGATAAAACAATGGCGCATCTTGTGATTACATATGACCGTAATGGCAAAGAAAAACGTGCTTATTTTTGCAGTCAAAGTGAATATGAAGACGACCTTGCGAAAAAAGAGAAAACTGCAGCAGATAAAGACAAGGTATATCGTCTAATTTGCGATATTATTGGGCGAAAAGAGATAATCAATACTGTTCTCTGGAAAGAATGGGCTATATGGAATAAAGTGGCTTCCAATGAGGTAATTGGACAATACTTAGAAGAAAATAAATCTTATTTAATAGACATAGTTTATAGACTAGATAATGTTGAGTTTGGTCGTATTAGATATTTGAGTACTATTCTTAAGAATAAATTGGGCGACTTTAAATCCAAGGCAAAAGAAACACCTAAGCCTAAAGTACAAGTTGATGAAACCTTCTATGCCCCGGTAACTAATAATAGTAATAATAAACGTAGATCTTTGGCGGACTTGGAGGATGATTTTTAATGGACAAGAATCAGTTTATTGGTGGAGTGTTTGATCTTTATGACGAAAGACTTTTGGAATCAAGATTAACCGAAGAGGGAAATGTTTGCGGATGCCTTCTTAACGACCTAACTCTGTATGATGATTGCGGCTTATCCTCTAATGATTTTATAACTAAGTCTGGTCGTATGCTGTTTACAATTGGAAAGCAGATTAGAGACAAAAGATATCATATTTTTGATGAAATTACATTTTTGTCAAACGCAAGCGAGGATTTAAAAAACAAGATTAACAATGAATTTGGTGGTTTCCGACAGATTCAGAATGTTATGGATGCGGTTTCACTAAAGAACTACGATTCTTTCCTGGACGATCTGAACAAGAGTAATATCATGTTGGCTCTTTCTAGAAAGAATTTTAACCTTCTCGATGAAATGATTTTGGATAACGGAAAGAGAGTTGTTCCTTACCAGCTGTTTAAGAAGTTGAGTGCATCAGAAGTTATTGACTTTTATGAGGGAACTTTATCAACTCTGGATACTAAGATAAATAGCTCCAAGATCGTTGAGGAGGGATATATTAACTTCAATGATGCATTTATTGAAAGGTTGGAAAACAAGGAAGAAATGGGTGTTAGTTTTGGCGAAGCAGGTATAAACGTTAAGGGAGACGCAATCAAAACATTCCCATTTATGAGTTCAGATATACTTGGTGTGAAACACGGAACCTTAAACTGTTGGGCAGCTCACTCTGGTGCAGGTAAATCAACTTATATGGTTACTGTACTTATGGGTCTAATATCTCAGGGAGAAAGATTTACTATTGTAACAAACGAAAGTTCTGTATCTGATGTTAATATCCAGTTTCTCATATGGACGTTGACAAGGTGCCTAGATTATTGGAAGATTAGCAAAAAGAAACTTTCTTCTGGTAATTTAACGGATAAAGATAGGCAGAAAATTCAGGAAGCTCAAACATACTGGGAGCAGAATTATGCTAAGTCTATCAAAGTTACTAGTCTAAGCGACGCTGACGCAAGACTAACATGCCAAATTATAAAAAAGGATATTACACGCGGCGGTTATACTGGATTTCTAGTAGATACTTTTAAGCTTTCAATGGACAGTGGAAACAACGATACTTTTTGGATGAGCCTAGTTAGGGACACTAGAAGTCTAACGGAAATAGCCATGAAGTACAATGCTATTGGTTTGATGACCGTACAGCTGGCGCTTAATTCGCTCAATCGCTGTTGGATTGATGCAAGCTGTCTTTCTAATAGCCGTGCTATAAAGGAAACTTTGTCTAATCTTATTATGTTTAGAAAGGTAACCGATCTTGAACTTGATCCGAGCAGTCCATATTATATTAATCCGTTTAGACTCAAACAGAGAGAAGATGGATCATGGTATGAGGAAGAGTTTTTGCCAGATAGAAGTAAGGTATGGAGATTGTTCTTTATAGATAAATGCCGTCGTGGCGCGGATAGTAATGATACTGGTGTTGCGTATCTTGTAAGATATGATGGTGATTTTTGCGGATTCTACGAGACTGCTAAAGCAAGGCCCACGCATAAGTTAATTAATACGGAAAAGTAAACAGGGACTTGACAAAAACGACAAAAAGTGCTATGATAACAGCACAAAATTAATGGAGGTGAAGGATGTGCTGGAAGAAGTAAAGAGCAAACTAATAGATAATCCAGAATTAATCCAGCACATTCTTGAAACCTTCGGATTTGATAAGGTGCGAATCCGAAATAAGGAAATCAGATGTGCTTTTGAATATGGTATGAACCCTACTGCTGTTGTAATTCGTTTGCAAAATAATGAAAATTTATTTGTAAAGGATTATGAGCGAAATGTTAGTTATGATTTAATAACATATATTGTAAAAGAAAAGGGAATTAAGTTTAAGGATGTTCTTAATGTTATTAAACAAGAAACTGGCATTGAATCTCTATATAATTATAAAAAAAGAGTGGGATTGTTCGGAGATATCTATAATAATATTCAAAGACGAAAAGATGGTGTAGATATTAAGACGTATCCAGAAGAAGTTCTAAAACAGTATGAAGATGTACCAAATTTGGCATGGTTGAAAGATGGAATTGATCTTTTAACACAACGGAAATGGAATATTGGTTATGATACGGAAAGTCAAAGAATAACCCTACCAATTAGAACTGCCACTGGAGAAATTATGGCGGTAAAGGGCAGGGCTAATTTTGAATTGTCTGAATATGAAGCAAAATATTTGTTTTTAGTACAAGGCCCGATGGCACAGACTCTTTTTGGTTTTAGTGAAAATTATGACACATTATATGAAGGAGATATTTTGGTGTTTGAAAGTGAAAAAAGTGTACTTAAATTGGATTCGTGGGGTTATAATAATGCGGTTGCACTTGGCAGTAATTCTTTGAGTACTGTGCAGGCGAGACTTTTAATGTCGCTTAATCCTAAGTCCGTGACATTCATGCTCGATAAGGATCTTCCGTTAGAAAATACCAAGAGAAATATTGATGTGTTGCGTGAATTTTGTAAAATGAGGACACTGGAGATTAAGTTTTGGCAATGGGAATACAACTTAGATCTCAATGATAAGGCCGCTCCTTGCGATGGGTTAAAAAAAGAATTTGAATATATATTAAAAAACGAAATTGAAAATATAGATAAATTGGAAGACAATGAACTATGACTGAAGAATTAAATAATAGAATTTGGTGCGTTTATATGCATAAAAACAAAATTAATAATAAAGTGTATATTGGGATTACAAGCAAAAGACCAGAAGAGCGATGGGGAATTAATGGTTATAATTATAGGAATCAAATTGTATTTTATAGAGCGATTAATAAGTATGGATGGGATAATTTTGAACATATTATTATCTCCGGTGAACTTACGGAAAATGAAGCAAAGAATAAAGAAATCGAACTAATAAGCATTTATAAGTCTAATTGTCGTAAATATAATAATCCATCTTTTGGATATAACGAAACGGATGGAGGAGAAGGGACCTTAGGTAGAGCAGTATCCGAAGAAACAAAAAATAAAATTAGAACAATATTAAAAGAAGTGTGGAAAGATGAAACTAGGAGAGAAAAAGCAAGGGTAATAGCTAAAGATCGAATGTCTGACCCTAAGAATACCCCAATGTATGGTCGCAAACATACTGATGAGTCAAAGGCTAAAAATCGAGAAGCTCATAAAAAGGAAAATTTAAGCGACGAAATTTTACAAAAAATGAGAGATAATCATAAAGATTTTTCTGGAGATAAAAACCCTAATTATGGTAATGGTGATGAAGTAATTCAATTAACATTAGACGGAGAATATATTGCTGAATATAAGTCTGCATATGATGCTTATCTTATAACAGGAATAAATTATGGAAGTATTTATAGGTGTTGTGATAATTATGACAATAATGCGTCTGCTGGAGGATTTGTTTGGGAATATAAAAAAGATTACGAGCAAGGAGTAATAAAAAATTATTATAATAAGTATACTGGCAATAATAAAAAAGTGGTTTTTCAAATTGCGACAAATAATGAACTAGTGAATACTTATAATAGCTTACAAGAAGCTGAAAAGAAAACAAAGATAAACCGTAAAAATATTAGTGCCTGTTGTCATAAAAGAAAAGAATTTGCAGGCGGCTATAGATGGATGTTTAAGGAAGATTGGGATAAATTGCAATTAACAAT